GACGCCATTTAATATTATCTATAATTTCTACTAAGGTCTCTACAATGACCTTCCATTCGTCGATTCGTTCTTGTGATTTACGGATGTCAATATCGGCATCATAATAGTAATCCATTTCGCCTTTTAATACACGCAAACCATTGAACGGATCGAACTCCCAACCCCGGGATTCTATCTGTTCTTTTGTCATTTTCCCGTTATAATAAAGCCACTTGTCCTTTAACAGAACTTTTTGTTCTGCTTCGAATCGTTTCAATGCAAGTTTAGCTTGTGATAGCAAAGGTAAGTACTTTGCGTGCAACATAGGACTTTGGCGGGATGCTTCGTCCAACGATCCTACGATCTTAGAATCTTTTTCCCACATCTCAAGAATTTTTTCAAGGTAGTTCATACTATTCTCCAGTTAATTCAAAGCATTATATAATTTTTAAAGGGAAATGTAAATCAAGAAAACTCGAAAGAGTCGTATCTGAAAGTGATTGGGAAAGAAATAGACTCCACCGATGTAGTGGATGATGCGAACTCTATAGTACCTATATCGGTAGGAAAGGCGTTCTTATACTGGATTGTTCTAACCTTTATATTCGAACTGTTCAATATTATAACCGAGATATCATACATCGATGTATCTTCTAGACCAGCTCTAAGATGCTGAGGTTTTTGGTTCTCTTGAACCAATCCACTCATCCAATCATATATCTCATTATATACGTACATAGATTCATCCATGATTGCATTAATACTAAGTTCACCGAAGACCAGTTTATCCCCTGGTTGATAGGTGTCAGATCTTCTGAAAGCAGTCATAGCAGGTGATAGACTAACGGAAGGATGAGAAACCCCATTCGCAAAAAACTCTAAGTTACCAAATCTTTTTCTGTTGATGATAATCTTAAAGCCAGTAGGCTGAAGATAGTTTGGGTTTTGGAGAGTTGTAGTTGTAGTAGCCATGACTAATCCTCTGTTGGTTAACTGTATTTATATGAAAAAAGTTTGGAAAAAATCAACAAAGGGGGTTTACATTTGATTCGAAAGGCCTTATATCTACTATATCAACAGAAGGAACCACAAGATGATGCTCTTCAACGAACATAACGAAGCTACCAACTCCATCAAGCCCGTTATGATCCACAAGACGTTTAAAGGTTACACGGTCCTTACCCCCGAAGGTCGTCTTCTCGACAACTTCACCTCCGCTGGTCCTTTCGTGGATTTCGAATCGGCTAAGCGTAACGCAGAAATGAATGTTGGTATGGCAATGAACTGGAGCGACTTCTAATGACCGCAGCAATCATCCCCGTTGTCTTTTTGGTAGTAATCGTGTTTGGTGGAGCTATAATCGAAACCTTCTTTGAGGAAACAAACTAATGGTCAATGTCTATCCAATCACTGGCAAAGTATGGTATCGCGAAAGTACAGATGAATGGGTGCTAGAGCTTGAAGGTTCTATCAACGATACCCACTTTATTAGTCGACACACTGAACCAGGTAACACTGCTCCAGAAGATGTTGCAGGACTACCTTCGCTGTATAAAGAGGAAAAGAACTAATGATTGAGTACAACCTTATTCTGAACCAGATCTACAAGTTCATCGGTTTCATCGTGTTTATGATTGCAGTCACTGAGCCTGAAACCATCGGTCAATGGAAAGCTCAGATGGATATCGGTTACGATTCTATTTGGGCAGAATACGTATTTGACTGTGACTGTACAGAAGCTTTAGAATAAAAAAAGGGCAGCCGAAGCTGCCCAGTTGGAGTTGGGAGAGGTTTAAACCTCTCCCTTTTTTTATGCAAATTAGCCGAGGATATTGTCCACGCGGAAGATGCGGTAGTACTGGTTGGTTTTTGCGGTTGCAAGACCATCAGCAGGAGCTGAGCCAACGAATGGGTTTGAAGCCATACCATAGCGGGTCTTGAAGCCGATTTTAGGCTGGAATGATTCTTCCGCAACAGCACGTACCATGGTTAGTGGAACGTATGGGCAGTAGAACACGCCTGCGTCGTATGGGTTTGTACCCTTGTAGCCAACGTTGATATAATCACCGGTTGCATATGGGTCGATGTAGATACGCATACGGCCGTTGAGAACACCAGCGAAGGTATTGCCGGTATCGTCTACGTTCAGAGCAGTTGACATAGCTGGAGCGTAGTCAAGCATACCTGAAGCTGCAAGAGCTGAAGCAACGTCTGAAGAAACGATTGCGAAGTTACCCTTGCCACGACGTGTTTCTTTAGCGATAGTATTCGCTTCACGCTCGAGTTGGAGGATAAGTCCCTTGATCTTTTCTACTGACCAACGGCCATCAGCATCGGTTGAAAGGTTGAAGATACCACGGATAGCAACGTTTGAAGTAAGCGCACCGGTCTTAGCTTGGCTGTTGATGGTACGGATAACTTCACGGTTGATTTCTGCAAGAATCTCGGTTGACAGAATGTTTGCAAGCTCTGTCTCTGCGTCAAGACCGTGGATAGCCTTAAGGTCCTGTGCAAGTTCTAGAGTGTATTCTGCTTTCAGAGCGCGTGACTTTGCAGTAACGGTTGCTTTTTCAATGGTGAATCCCATTTCAGCGAAACCTTCGCCAACGCCATCACCAAGAGCTTCTGCTTCTGAGGTTGAGTAGTTGTCGCCAAGGTAAGGACCGGTACGTGAGTCGTCGATGCTGCTGTCGGTAGTACGAAGACCGGTTGAAGAGTCGTCGCTTAGACCAACAAGGCCTGAAGAGCCTGAAGAGCCGTTACCGGTGGTTGAAGAGTCGCCTGAGAAACCAACAGCTGCTTCGTTGAAGAGAGCTTCGTCGCCGGATACTACGCCAGCTTTGGTTTTTCTGTAGCGTGACTTCATCGCGAAGATAAGGCCGGTAGGACCGGTCATTGGCTGAACACCAGCAACGTCATAAGCCATCATGTTAGGCATTGCACGACGTACGAGTGAGATAAGAACTGGGTTCCAGTTAGCAGCAACCGAAGTGTTGTTTACTGGTGCAGCTTCGTTCAGGTAGTTCTGCTGAGAAGCTTGCTGAGCAAATTCTCTCTCCTGGTTTTCAAGCATAACAGCAGTAACTGCACGACGGTGTGCGTCCTTAATGCTGTGTCCTTCGTTGAGCACTGGTGCCCATTTTTCTGTTAAACGATCATAAGATTCCATCTTCTGATTCTCCTAAATTACTTATTGGTTTTTCTAAGGGCGTTAATGTAGGCAGCCATGTTACCTGATAGCTGAACTTCTTCAGACTCGGTTTCATCAACTGATTCTACAAGTGATGGTGAAGTTTTAGTAGCTTTTTTGAAGTAAGCTTCTTTAATAGTCTTAACTTTGTCAGCGAATACTTCTTCGCTTTCAAAATCAAGATCTTCAGATAGCTTAACAAGCTTTTCAACTTCGGTTTCTGCAAGACCACGAGCTGCTTCACGGATAACTTCGTAACGCTTATAACCTTCTAGCTCTTCTTTCATTGCGATCATTGCTTCGGTCTGTTCGTTCAGAGAAGCTTCAAGAGCTTCGTTCTGTTCTGCCAGATCATCAACTAGGTCAACTTTGGAATCTGGAACAGCGATATATGACTCTACGAATAGGGCCTGTAGCTTGTCCATGAACTCTTCTGCGATTTCAGAACGGAGACCGTTATGAATTGCAACTTCGTTCTCTTTCATCCAATTTTCAACTACGTAGTTCAGGTATCCATCAACCTTCTCAACCATATCGGCTTTGAATGAATCGACTTCTTCCTGAAGTGAGACTTCGTAATTTTCTTCGAGACGTGCAATTTCTTCGCTTAGCTTTGATTTAATCGCAGCTTCGAAAATGATTGCGGCTTTACCCTTGAATCCTTCGGATAGGGTAGCTTCTTCAGAGATTAGAGCTTCTAAATCATCTGAGAAGTCATAGTCTTCTGATTGCTTCTCTGGATCGCCAGTAACTCTTTTACCCATTGGGTCGGAATTACTTTTGTCACCCTTGCGCTTAGTTGCTGTTTTACCAGCAGCAGCTGCGCTTTTTACGGAAGCAATAGACTGTTCTTCGGCATTGTTAGGATCGTGAGCTTCAACAACATTCTCGTCATCATCGAGCTCAGCATCCTGTCTTTTAAATTGATCAGTCATGTGACTCTCCTATTTGTTTTTCAGTAACGAGAGGAAATTCTTGAACTCGCGTGTTTGTGCCTCATAAAGGTCCACTCTCGGAGTTTTTCTAATTTCAGTCTCAATTCTTTCAATTTCTCGAGCTTCGATAATACCATTATTCCATACCCATTCTACACCTTCCATAATTCCATTAACGAAAGCTTGAGGTGCGGATGGATCTTGGACGATGTCGACGGTATTCAACATGAAATCGTCTTTGACATACATAACGCCATTTCTCTGTTCGAGACTTCCCATACCACGAGTTGAAACACCCAGTTGAACACCACCCTCTAGTAAACCTTGAACTATTTTACCCATTGGAGTATTCAGTATGCGTGCTTTACCCATCACATTATTACCTTCCATACGAAGATCGGTAATGAGATGGGATACCTTATCAAGATTCACAGTTGGACCATCTGGATGGTTTAATTCCCCAACTGCTCTTCCAGTTTTAACTTGAGAATCGACGTATTTGTTTACCGCATTTTCCATTACGTTTTTTGGGTAGATACGTCCATTTCTATTCTTACCTTCGGCCTGAGCAAAGATACCTTCGATAACGAAGTTCTTATCTCCGTTCTCTTTCTTTTCAACGATGCACTGAACATCATTCTCGGTATATTCTGTGATCAGCTTCATTATTTGCCTCCGGCCATCTTTATAAACTGAGTTGCGGCTTTCTTAGCATCTTCAGGAGAATTATAAGAATCTAATTTCTCCGAATCGATATAAGCCACATACTTATTCTTATCTTTATGAATCATGACATTATGCTTATCTATTTTACCATCAAAGACATGCTGACCCGCAGGCATGTTCTTTTTAGCTTCCCGTATCTGAGCAAAAGTCTTCATTTAATACACTCAATAACTTAAATTCTATTTTATTTATATAAATTAACTTTTTTAAATTTTAATCAACACCAACCATTTTCATAGTCTATAAGATATAATTGTTCAATACGATCTATCTGTTTTCTGTCTAGATCTGGCTTATTCATACTTGTTTTCATTCTATGAAAATCAGGTGGGTTAGTTTTTATACCTAATTTATCGTTCATAAATTCTATACATTTATATGTGTCTTTTATATCAAATATTTTATCAAATCTATCCGGCGTACCCATCCACCAACTTTGAGTTTCTAGATGTTCATTCCAATATTCTTTACTCTCTAACAGATCAAGTAACTGGTCTATATGATAATTATGTTGACGAAAAGGCCCGAATGCTGTATCTTGATATATTTGCAAATACCCTGATATGAATCTTTTTATTGGGTCCCTTTTTACAGCTACCCTTATACTATCTTTTCTAAAAAAATCTTTAAAAGTTGTATCTTCATGATTTAACCACTGCGACACTCTTCCAGATCTTCTACAACCAGTGTGATTCAAATAGGCAAACTCCGAAAGATGATCTAAATCGTCTTCTTTTAATTCACCGGATTTAATACTTTGAATAACCCTTGGATGATCTATTGGATAAAGGGAATTAGCATTCGGGTCTTTTACCCAAGTATAATAAGCCTTTATAGAAGTACAAGCGTTTTTAGCACAAATATTAAAATCTAATCTTGTATTATTTTTGCTAAAATAAATGACTGGTTGCCAATATTCGATCCGCTTCTTCTTCCACGAATCTAAATAACTCATGATTAGTCTTCTTCTTCTTCATCCTCCGCATATTCATCAGCAAGATCTTCTAGATCTTCATCAGTATACTCATCTTCTTCAGAATACTCTTCTTCAGATTCTTCTTCCTCGTCAGAATAGACGGATTGAGCAATAGCGATCTTTTCTTGATCCAGTGAATCAGATACTCTTTGGGATAAAAGTTCATTAAAAACATCATTTGCTTTTGTATATTCAGATTGAGTAATATAATCAACCATTTTAGAAATTGGATTTACATCCGACACTTCATATTCTTCAGCCATAATAACTCCTTATTTAGCTACTTTCAAATTAATAGTGTGTGAGGTTTTAGGCTCTGGTTTAGCCTGTTGTGCCGCCGCTGTTTCTTGTTCAGCATCAGCTTGGTCTATTTCATCTTGAGCAGGTTCTTCCAACTCTACTTGTTTCGTCATTTGTTTAATCTGATCATCATCGAAACGAAGAATGTTTTTCATTACCCATTCCTTCGAGAAATATTCACCAACATACTGTTGAACCTGATCCAGAGATTGTAGTTTTTCTCTGAGTAATTCAGCTTCTTTGAGTTCTGTGAAATGGTTATCTCTAGTAAACTCAAAGTTAATATTATTTGAGATATCTTCCCAATCTTCTTCGGTAATAATACTTTTTAAGACTAACTGACGCTTAAGCATCTCACGGAAAAGCATAGAGAATCTGCGGCGAAGGCGATCAATAAACTTCTGGAATTTTAATTCATCTCTTGAGATTTCTGTAGAACGGCCAAGAGAGAACTGAGATTCCTGTTCAAGTCTGTTAATCGGAACGTTCAGTGATCTATATAGTCTTTTCTGGAAGTAGACGATATCATCGATCTGTCCTAGGTTTTCGCCACCAGGGAGTGATGTAATCTCAGTACCTCGGTTACCCTCACGGCGCGGTAACCAGAAATCTTCAAGCATCGACATATGCTTACGATCGTCTTTAATTTCACCAGTAGCAGCATCATAGACTAGCTTATTACGATAGCGAGTCATAATGCCTTTCATATATTCTTCTGCTTTACCCTTTGGTAGGTTGCCGACATCAATATAGAAAATACGACGTTCTGGCGCTCTCGCGAGTCGATAAATAACTAGAGAGTCTTCCATCATACGAAGCTGGTTAATTGGTTTTAATGCTTTATGAAGATATGAGACAACGTGCTTCTGTGATGCATCAAGTAGGCCAGAGGTTACATAAATTACAGAATCTTTTGTAAGCTTAATACCGCTATTCTGTTCACCCGGTTTTTCCTGATAGATGAAGTACTCGTTCTGTCCTTCTACTATACTTGCACCAGTAATTGGATCTCTTTTTCTAATAATCTCTTTTACTTTGCGAATCTTAGCAGAATCAATAGGACGAATATCAAGAACACCTTTCTTTGGGTTCTTCTCGTCTACCACAAGGTGATAAACTTTTCTTCCATCAACATACCATGATCTGAAGATGTCGTGACCTAAGTCGCCAAACTTCAGCATATAAAGGATATCATCGAATTCTTCTTGAATTTTATTCTTAATAGATTTGGATAGTTCTACATTATCAAGATCTAGCTTAACAGCAATCTCATCACCGCCAGATACGGCTTCATTAGTAATATCTTCAATCGCCGCATCCACTTCAGGATGCATAGCTACACCTCTATATTTTTGGATAAGAGTAGCATTATCCTTGGATTTGTCGCCGTCAATATCAACATATTGTCCGAAGTGTGATCCAGATGCAGTTACATAACCAGCACCATCTTCATCAACTTTTGGAACAATAGATTTTAGATTTTTATCTTCTGCTTCTTGAGATTTAGATCTTCGAATTTCGAATCCAAAAAGTTTTAAAC